GTTGAAATGTTTTGGTCGCCTAATGCCGTCGGCGATTCGTTTGACGTAATTTTGTATGAAGATACAAATCGTACTGCGTTACAACGCGTCACAATTGATACTGACAACCTGAACCTATCAGCCGGCAGTAGTTATTTTTACTTTGATGAATCTACTCTTTCAACTCTGAATGCCGGCACTGCATATCGCATTATGATCAAGCCTAATTTCGCTGTTACTTCAGGCACGCTTTTTCGGTTTGAAGTAGACAAAGCGCAAGATATGACGGCATATATTGGTACAGACGCTACCTGTCACCAAACGGAATGGAGTGGGTCTGCATATACCGACACCAGCACCAAGTTTTTCGGCATGAACCTAATGATCTGCGACGTAGACAAGGGGGCGTCAGTGAGTAGCACTGCGGCCAACCCGCTTGGAGGTTTTGTGGGATGAGTAAATACCTCGGCGATTACGCCAAACCAACGGGCGCGGGAACGTTGGAATTCAAATTCTCCACCTACCGCCCAAGCACGGGTGCCGCATTTTCGTTGTCTTCGGGTGCGGCGGTCACCATCTACAAAGGCGGGACGGGCAACACGACCGGGCAAAGCACGACGTTGACGCGAGACTGGAACAGCATCACCGGGTTGAACCATGTGTCCGTTGATTTGTCCCAAGCGTTTTTCGTCAATGGCGAAGTGTACGAAGCCGTCATCACCACGGGCACGATTGATTCCGTGTCCGTCATTGGTGCTTGCGTTGGTCGTTTCACCCTTCGCGCACAAGCATCCCTGTACCCAACGGATGCGGGACGCACCTTGGACGTGTCAACAACGGGCGAAGCGGGCATTGATCTTGCCAACGTTGGATCGCCAAGTGCAACGTTGTCGCTAAGTGGGACTACCATCAAGGCGGTAACCGATAACGTTGGCGTAGGATCAATTGCCAACGATGCCATCACGGCAAGCGCAATCGCGTCCAATGCCATCACATCCGCAAAGATTGCGACGAACGCAATTGGTGCAACTCAAATCGCGGGCAACGCTATCACATCCGACAAGATTGCGGGTAACGCGATTGGATCGGCGCAAATTGCGGACAATGCGATCACGGCGGACAAGATTGCAACCAATGCGATTGGGGCCGATGAAATATCCGCGGGTGCGGTGACGAAGATTCAAACGGGCTTGTCCACGTTGACATCGGCGAACGTGTCCAGCGCGGTTTGGTCTGTGCCCGTCGCGTCTTACACAACTGCGGATACATTCGGCGAACGAATCATCATTACGGACGGCAACAACGGCAACCAAGTCAAGGTAACACCGCCCGGCCACATCGCCGCCGATGTACACGAATTTCAAGCGGGAACAATCGAAGATACGGATTTTGCAACCGGCTCCGTCAATGACCGTCTAGATACGATGCTGGTTGCGGATGGTGCCGTATATCAATACACCGCCAATGCATTGGAATTGGCACCGTCAGGAGGTGGTGGCGGAGCAACGACATACGTTACAGGCAATCTGCCATACCAGATCCGGTCTGACCAGCAATTTCCGCAAGGAACCATCGAACTTATCGTAGGCTCTTTGCTGAGACTGGATTTGCAAGTCCTTGACGCTGACGGCATTCCCATCAATTTGACAGGAGCAACAGTGACCGTTGGTCTTCGGAATGCTTCTACAAATGCGACCGTGGGTACGGATCAAAGCGCAACGCTGTCCTTTGCGCGAATGGGATTTGTGTATGTAGATACGGTAGCGGCGTGGACTGCTACAGCCGGCACCTACAGGCTAACTGTCTCCGCTACTATGGGAGCCGATGTAATTGTCGCCGGCCCAATGCCGTTTATTGTGAAGTTGAGGTAATCGAATGGCTATTTTGCGTGAGGGGCCGTGGCTGATAAGACGTACCAACCTGCCGTGTTCAACCGAGGTTGCAATCATCAACACCTTTGTTGGCGATCAGCACGAATACGAGTTTGAAGCAGTTGACGGCAATGGCAATGTGCTTGATTTGACGGGCTATTCGCTGTCAGGCGCGGTTTACAATACCGCGACAGGCAACGTTTATTTGTCATCGCAAACAATTACCGGCGACTATTTGGCTGGTGGAAGGGTGTCTTGGAAACCATCCATAGCATGGCTTTCGGCCGGAAATTATAGATTCTCCATTAGTGCTACGGCTATTGGTGAAACCGTTATTCTTGGAGGCGTTACGATTAACGTCCTTTACAGGTAAGCCTAATGTTCCGCGTTGAATTCATCGTAACGTCAGATCAACGAGGAGCGGTCGAACGCGTCCTGATGGGCCTTGATTCGATCATTCGCGATACAGCCGTTGAAAGCCGGACGATGATAGTCAAACAGTTTTTCCTGCCCAAAACGGGGAACCTGTATCGGAAATTGGGCCGGTTGCATCGCGCCTCCGCACCGGGGGAACCTCCGGCCAATGAGACGGGCCGGCTTGAGTCTTCAATGCGGGTAATCCCATTGGAAGGGGGTTATGGCATCAAGGCAGACGAGTCAATTGCTCCTTACGCAAGACGGCTGGAGTTTGGTATGCCGGGGGCTAGGATTAGGAGAACGCCGTCCAATAAAGCGATTGAGTTGGACATAGCGCAAATGGAGGACAAACCCATTGCTCCTCGTCCTTTTATGCGTACCAAGGTACCGGAAATGAGTAGCCTCTTTGTACGGAACGTCTACAATTACTTGGTACGGATGTTGAAGTAAGACAATGGCCTTTGAACTTTTTACAATTGAGCAGTGGCTGTTCAATACGCTGTCGCAAGACTCAACCTTGGCAACGCACTTGGCAACGGATGGCCGTGCTCCCTTTTATCAGGTAGGAGTTTATGCTCACATGGCTCCCGAGTTCGACAGCAAATCGCTTAAAGCGGTCGAATACCCAATGGTGATCTTTCAGCGCATGGGTACGCGTTTTGGCGACGATATTACATTGTGCGGTGACAGAGTCCTTGTACAGCCGATCTACCAAGTCGCTGTTTGGGACAACCAATATGGCGGGGCATCCATCTCCCGCCTACAACCGATCTTGGATCGGATTGACGCCTTGCTTGACAATCAGACGTGCAATACGACGCCACCTGCTTGGTGCAGGAGGATGGACACAAACACATTGATTGAAATGCAGGAAGATGGACGCATTGATGTCGGAGTTATCGGCAACTACGTTTTTCAGATACAATCGTAACGGAGGCGTGTAATGGCGGCTGTTATTGCTAAGGATACGACGGTTGGCATCCGTCATGGCGGGGTTTTCGATGGTTCACCGAACTTCACCGGTGCTGTCATTGCTATGTCGTGCTTTGCGCGATCTTACAAGCGTGACATTACGATGAACGTTATTGACGGTGGGGCAATCTGCGATGCATTCGAGAAGTCCATTCCCACCCGTAAAACCGGTACGGTTACCCTTGAATTGGTTGTTGATCCAACCACCGGCCCTGTCTTTCAAGACAAGATCGGGCATTACCTTGAAGTCGAATACGATTCTGGTGCAACGACGTATACCGATCAGGGTTTGGTAACCAATGTCGGACTTTCAACCGATATTGACGGCCTTGTCATGGAATCGGTCAGTATGAAACTTGGAGTTCAAGGAATCGTATAATGGGTTTGCTAGATTGCGAGAAGATCCCTTCTCCTGAAAAAAAGCCTCCGGTAGTAGTAGACCTGTCCGAGTTTTCGGATGGGGTAACCATTTCTTTTCGAGAACCGGGAATGGCCGACTTGATGCCTCCGACCAAAACGGTGAAGGAAATTCAAGTCGCCTTTCCCGAATTTTCCGAGGAAATGATTCGGCCAATTGTGTTGCTTGGCAAATGCTACATCCGTGATGCAAACGACCCGCCTGAAATGGCACCTGCGCGGTTGCTAGGGAAACTTGCGCGGGAAAAACCAAAGGTGTTCGTAAGGATCTTGACCGCGTTTACGGAGGCGTTTCCAGACGCATTCAGTGGTTTCGATCCCAAGGCGGGAAACGACTAGGCGGGGTTTCTGGTCAGGTTTTGTACTACTCGGTGCGATACCTGCATCGGCACCCCGCCGAACTTAATTTGACTCTTGATCAGATGCACGACGTAGTTGCTGTCGGGCATCATCTGGACGATGAACTGGGGCAGATTGTAAAGACTATCTGCGAATTGCTATCGCAAAGGGCATTGTAATGACGCTAGCGGAAATGCTGATCAAGTTCCGTATAACGGGGACGGTTGACGTCAAACAGGGGCTTAACGACGTCAAGGAATCGGCTGACGCGGCTGGTAATTCTGCCCGAATGGCTTTGACTCCCATAGAGGAATTAGGGAAACGTCTGTATCAATTGGCGCGTTACCACTTGGGTTTCATGGCCGTCAAAAAATCCCTTGAAGACGCCGCCAAGATTGATTCTCTGCGTATGGCACTTCGTACAGTCGAAGGGAGTACGGATGCGGTTGCTCAACGAATGGCAGATTTGCGAAAAGTTGCATTGTTGCCGGGGGTTGACCTTAACAACGCGGTTCATGGGTTTATCCGTCTTCGTTCCGCCGGCATGGGGGCAACAGAATCGCTGACGGCATTGCGAACAATGGGCAATGCCATTGCGAGCCTTGGAGGCGGTAAGGAAGCAATGGAGGGCGTCATTAAAGCAATGACGCAAATTCAGGGTCTTCCAAGCCTGATGGGTGCCGAAATCATCCAGTTGACGCAATGGTTGCCCAATGCGGGAAGATTGATAAAAGACGCATTTGGGACAATGGATACGGACGAGTTGCGTAAAAGGGGTATATCCGGCTCGCAAGCGTTCCAAATGATTTTGCAACAAATGCAAAAAATCCCGCCCGTCCAACTTGGCATTCAGGGAAACATGGAATTGATTGCGGATCAATTCCAACAAACCAGTGCCTCTGCTGGTAATTTTGTCGCCGCACTTCTGCGTCTTGCAACGCCCGCAATTCTTGGGTCACTGGAAAAAATTCAGTTCTTCTTCCAAAATATCGGCCGTTTTAAGGCACCTATCATGGGCCTAGTTGGTGCATTGACTACCATCGGTACGTTCTTCCTTTCGGGTGCAATTGTAAACGGCGTGTCGCGTCTGGGTAAAGCCATTTGGGAATTTGCCAAGATAGTTCGTGCCGCTGGGATTGTTGCAGGAATTGGAGAGGCCATAGGAACCGGAGGCGTTAGCGCAATCGGATCTTTGCTAGGCGGATTGGCGGTACTTCTTACTGGCATAGCAACTGGCTCTTATTTGTCGGGAGAAGTTGGCAAAGCCATTGATATGGTTGATCAGATCAACAAGGGAACGGCCCCCGGTATTGGGGGCATTCCGGCACCGGGTAGTAGCGCATCAGGATCTAACCCTTATGGTTTTATGACAGGTACGGTACCAGCCTATTCAGCCCCTTTTGAACACTCGAAAGGTTACAACATCGCGCGTTCCATGATGCAGGGTTGGGCAGTAAACAATGACCGTTCTGGTAGCGGGGGCGTAGTCAACGTTCTAGAGGGTTTGGTTCAAACCATGATGCGATGGAACGTGGATTACAACCGAACCTTGCAAGCAAGACTAGGCGAAATTGCCGACAATACCCGCAAAACTGCATCCGCGCTTGACCTTCGACAGGAAATGATCGGCGGTGGCGTACTTGCTAGAGCGGGGGTAACGGCTGGTGAGCGACGTTCTGAGATGGCAAGTATGCTTGTTTCGCAGTTCGCCGGTGCAACCGTAACTGTTGGTGGGTCGTATTTGGAACGGCAGATTCGCAAGGTTGTACAGGATGAACGGCGCAGGGGTCTAAACCTGTTCCAGCGGAGTTGATATGCCATACACGTTTCCCATCAAAGTTGAATTTGACGTAGCCGAACCCCGTATTGACGCGGGTCGTCTGGTCGCGGCTGTTGACGGTACTACATGGGATCTAAACGTCAGTGACAGCGATGCTTTTATATGCCCGGTAACGGGTACCTTGATGTGTCGGCCATTGCCTTATACAACCGCTTGGCAAAACACATACACTGGACTTTATCAGCGATACCGCAAGGAGCATTTTATTGGTAGTGATCTTGATCGCAACCTAGACAAAGTCAAGGAAGCCCAAGTCAGGGCTATAGGTGATTACTGGCTGTTGAACCAATTGGTCGGGGCCTATCCCGTGTACCTGAAGGAAGCATTGCCTCGCAATCAAGCAATGCACATGAGCATATTCTTTTCAGGTATGTCTGCTACTGACGGCATATTCATTTGTGAATTTGGTTGGAATCGCGGATTGCCAAATGAGTTGGCATTCAAATTGACTACCGCTGGTGACTTGGAAATCATCAAAGGCGGTACTCGGGTTGCCAGTTTTTCCCGCAAGGAAGACATTCGCGAGTTTAGGTACGGCCGTGAAAAGAACGAATCATTTAAGTCAATGTTTGTATCGTTCACGATTATTCCCTACCGCAAGCGCGAGGTGTTGATTCTGACCGACAAGGGCCAAGCATTCAATCATGCGTTCGACGACTTGGATGCAGAAGCGACGGGCCAAACAATATTTCCCGAAGGCAACTTTTATTACGATGTGCCTATTGGCAGGGGCATGGTGCAATTGGCTCCTGTCTATTTTGCGCCGTCATGTATTGCCTACTCCGAACCAATCGAATTTCGGTACGCGCCCGGTTCAGCCGAATTCGCAACACTTAATTATTTAGCCTATTGGGATCAAGTTGGCAGGGTCAACCCCGGCGGTGCTGGCAATGTCAACTTTACATGGTCTTTGGTTGACGCGAATAGCCTTTCCGCTTTTTCTGCCAACGGTTCAAACCGCAACGTTCGCGTCAAGATGAACTTGACCGCTAGTTCCGATCAGTTGACCTCCCCCGGCATATACATGGCCGAGATTTACAACGATCCTACAACGGTCAATACGGGCGGTTCTGCCATCGACGTTACGACTGCAATTGAATCCATGAGAATGTCCGTAGACGAAAACGGGCGGTCAACTATCCAGATCTCTGCCAGAAAGGGCGCATTGGAGACGCTAGGGGTCAATAGACCGCATATCATTGGCAACCGTACCTTTCGAGTTGCATTGGTAGGCGCGTCTGGTCAATCAGATTTGATTCGCGGAACCCTCAACGCCCCTTCCATTACCTATCTTGCAGGGGACAATACAAGCGAATTCGACAATGCCCTTCTAACATTTCAGGGCATGGACAGGATGGCAACGCTAGACCATGCCATTGTAAATGGCCCTGCATATGACGGGTTTGTACCGGGCGACGCAATACTTGACTTGCTGGAACAAGCGGGCTTTGGTGCCGCTAGTACGTCTATTTCTAATTTCGGGGCAGGATTCCGATTCCCGTATCATCCGAAAATTTCTATTGGTGAATATTCGTTGCTACCGGAACGTGGCGATACCGTAGGCAAGTGGCTTGACCGCATTCGTAGCGACTTCGCGGCTACTTGGCAAATGGGATGGGTTCCAACAAGTGGCGGGTATGCATTCCTGTTTGCGGATACAAGTGCCCAGTCAACCAGCCCGGTTGCAACTTTGTGGATGAAAACGTCAGACTCAAGTACAAATTGGAGTGGGAATCAAGTAGCGGCTTCCAGCCGTATCGTCCGTGGTTTCGATGAGCATTATGAAATGCCAGAAGCCAATCAAGTGATTGTCGTTGGTAAAGACCCGATGACTAGGTTGTTGATCTATGGCAACTACAATGATGCTCTTTCGCAAGAGCCTACTCTGTCGCCCTCGGTAAGGCCAAAGAATTGGCTTGGCGAAGTTAGGACTGTGTATTATTCCGATCCGAGCCTTACGACGCAGGAAATGGTTGGCAAGAGCGGTCTGATTCTTGCCCAACGACTAATGCCGGGAAGAACGTTGGCAAAATGGGAATGCGACCTACTCGTTACGTTCGATACCGAACGCCCGTTGTGGATTGGTGATGTAGTACGCATAATGGAATCGGACGGTATTACGCTAAAGGGTGATTATCGTATTTTGGCTGTACCGACCATTGAATTCATCCGAGAGGATACGACAAACAACGTATTCATTCGCAAAGCGTCATATATGGGTTGGAAGATCAACGAGCAGAACTTGGACTTTTCCAACGAAAGCAACTCTGGTTTGTGGTTCATCTAGGAAAAAGCAATGGCAAATTTTCAAGTCAAAGACGCAACGGGTACCAGTATCTACTTCAAGTCAACCGGTACAGGTACAAATGGCGACCCTTTCATTCCCGGTTACACGTTCACTGGAACAACTGCTGGTGATGTCGCGCATGATGTCTCGGATAGTGGAAACCCAGTTAAAATTGGCGGTAAAGCACGCACTTCCAATCCCACGGCAGTCGCAACACTTGACCGCGTTGATGGGATGTTTGACACAATTGGCAGGTTGGTAACAAGTCCTTATGCTCTATCCGAAAATTCCGTTCGTGGAGTTTTGTCTACTGACCTTACAACAACTACTCGAACGCAAGTCATTGCCGCACAGGGGGCGGGAATCCGTATTTATGTAACCAATTTGGTATTGTTCAATTCCCATGCATCAACGGCAACTAGGGTTGACATTGAAAGCGGAACGGCATTGGTCTATACCGTTTACCTGCCCGCTAGCAATCAGGTTCAATTGACGTTGCCTATGCCCTTGCGATTGAATGCCAATGAAGCATTGAATGTAACTTGCGGTACAGCGGCTACTGTACGGGTTAGTGCAAGTGGTTTTACCGGCCCGTAATGGCAATTTATAAAGAAACCGAGCGGGTACTAACATCTACCTGTGATATTTCGATTGACTACGCAATGCGCGTTTGGAAGCCGAATGTCGCAGGTTATGGGGGTGCTTATGTCAATGGGCGCGTTGGTGAAGGAGGCGCGCACATGGCTTGGTTTGGGTCTTGGGAATTCGATCAGACAACCGGCCCCGGCAGGACTGGTTATTGGAACTACAGCATCAAAATGATCCTTACCACTGGTAATGGGCATGGTGTTACAAGTTCAACGACAATTACTATTACTAGTGGAGAAGTGCCAAATAGTCAATTCTCCAAAGACATTGTCTTAAATGTAAGTGGTTCTTGGATCGGGACTGGCACCGCTGATGTGCTATGGGACATTACGGAAGAGGCTGATCCTACAACCATCGAATTAATTAAGTGGCCTCGCAAAACTTCGATTGATTATTACGAATACAGCAAACCGGGTGCAACAATGTCTTCTACATTGACGTTTGCTGGACAAAGTTGTGTTGCATCTGGAACGGTTGGTATGCAGAAAATTCGTGCCAACTACGAATTCAAATCGAAATTAGAGGGCTTTGCGGAGGATGACGCAACCAGTACCTGTACGTTGTCGAACATTGAAATAAACGGTTCTGACGTCTATTCTGCTTCTCATAGCCATAGTTTTAACGGTCAGTCTGCTGGTAATTGGTCAACAACTGTATCGGCAGGTTCTGGAGCATTTAGTACGACGCTTGTTGAATCATCTGCACGCATTCAAGCGGCTGTAACTGTTAATGCCATTGCTCGTGCTTGGGACGCCGCATACCCATTGCCTCTTACATGGCGGATTTATGGTTTTGATAATTCAAGCCTTGGTTATCGTGATGTAACGGGTACCGGGTCAATATCATCAACCGATTATTTTGAAAAATACAAATTCAAGTCCACATTATATGGCGGTGGTGCTACTGACATCAAGACGACCGAGTTTGCGGACATTCCCGAAAAAATATTGTCCTCAATTACCGGCGCAAGCCTGACGTCTGCCAATGAAGATTCGGCTCAGACTCGCGTATTGATGCGAGGATGGCGTTTTCCCGGCTGGGATCTTACCCAAACTAACAATCGCGTAATAGCAGGTACGGGCAATACCCGAAACTATACGCCGTGGGAAGGAATGTCCGGCTATCGTTACCTAGACGTACAAGTCAAGTGTCAGTCTGGAACAAATCAAACCGGAGTTATTGAAATTCTCGATTTCCACGGCAATCCAAAAAGATGGACTGTCACTCCATCAACTACGGCTTACGAAATCATTCGACTTGATTTGTGTTCGCCCGACGATGGGCCATCAACGGATTCAAAAGACGATCCATATCCTCGTGTAAATACTGCAAATAATGCCAATGCTGGTAGTGAATCTGTTGATTCGCCGTATTGGGGTGTGACTTGCGCCAAAAGTTTGCGAGTAGCATCAGGTTCAATAGACATTGGCACAACCACTCTCGTATTTGAAAACTCAAATTCAACGTATGTTCCGTCCGGTCGCGAGCATCGTGTAGAACGCATTACCGAAAGCGTTGTTTCTGAAAGCGGTACCAAGACTACTTTTTGGGCGCGTCGTTTTTGGCAACAAGATCGTGACGGAAGAACCGAAGAAGAATCGGACGTATGGTGGTCAAAAACCGAAGGCGGTGCGACTACAGTAACCTTCTATACCGTTGACCCTCAAACGATTTCGGAACTTGCCGGCCAAATCAATATTAGTGACGACGGCGTAGTGCGACATCCCGGTTGGACTGCAACCAATAGCGTCGCGCTACCGGGTGGAGGAGCCTGTAGCGTAGCATTGCCCTTGTTGTCGTCCTGCTACCTCAACGGCGAGACTGGATACGCTACGTGGCTATATGGAGCCGGCATATTAGCAAAGCCGGCTACTTCTCAAGGTACTGAGTTTGTATTTGGTCACTACATTACAAGCGGATCTGGAAATACAGCAGTAACTGCCCAAACGTTGTTTGATGAAATTAACGGCACATTCCCGCCGGATCGCCCAGATCCGTTTGATGTCAGTGGCGGTACAGATGTTGGATTGACCTTGGCCGGCGGGACAATCTTTGGAGGCATCGGTCATGGTGCCGTATTGAAGCAAAACGGAGATCCGCAAACTGTAGGTACCGTTTACCTTAAGTTGGATTCAGACAATAGCGACAGGGGCTATGACGATACCCTCGATACAATCGGTCGCTACTATACTGGAACCCCAAAGGGGCTTGGCGAAAAGGGCCATCGTATCGAATATACGGATTTGTCCATTGCTTGTTTGATCCATACCAGCAAACGACAACGCGGATGGTTTAAGGGGCTTACAACGCCATTAGATGGTTCTGGCATATGGCTTGCCAATTCCGAGGCATGGGAACTTCAACGTCTATATTTGACGGACGGCAAACTTGTTACTGGTCTGTCTACTGTCCCTGTAGCCCAGAATTGGGAAGACAATTCTTCGACGGTACAAGCCGATTCTGGTTGGATCGCATGGCAACGAAAATCTGAAGAACGACGCCTTGTTATTCTGTACGCAAAATCTGGTGTCGTTTACAGGCGTACATCAATTAATTATGGGGAGACGTTGAGCGTGCCTACGACTATATTTGCGTCCGGTACAAAACCTGCCATGTGTATTGACGATACAGGCAATGAAATTTACTTTTGCAGGACAAGTACGGGTGCCATG